CGCGCTCCTGTTCGCCGCGGCCTGCACCATCGCCGCGGCCGGCCCGTGCGACAACTGCCACGGCGCCCGGGTCGTCGGCCCCGGGCCGGTGCGGTTCGCCTGCCCAGTCTGCGGCGGGTCGGGGGAGGCCACAACGCCATTGCCGCCGAGCGGCTTGGCAACACCCGCCGTTGCAGAATCCAGAATGCACGCCGCAGCCGCCCCCGGCCCCCGGCCGGCCGTCGCCCGCCTCGAAGCCCGCGTCGGGGACGAATTGCACGGCGGGTCCGGCGTCCTCGTGGCGGTGAGCGGATCGCATGGGCTCGTGGTCACCAACTGGCACGTCGTGCGAAGCGTCAGAGATTCCGTGACGGTTCACTGGCCAGACGGAAATCGCGGTGCCGGCCGCGTGCTGAAAACCGATCAACTCTACGACCTGGCGGCCGTCCTTGTGCCCCGGCCGGCCGCCGAGCCCGTGACCATCGCGGCCCAAGCCCCGCGCGTAGGCGACCGGCTGACGATCGCCGGCTATGGGGGACGGCCATACGTCTACCGCGAGGAGTCGGGGGCACTCACGGAGTACCTGACGCCGGGCCGCGGCGGGGCCGCGGAACTGATCGAGTGCCGGGCCACGGCCCGCAAAGGCGACAGCGGCGGACCCATCTTCAACGCCGACGGCCAGCTGGCCGGCGTGCTCTTCGGAGCAAACCAGGGCGAGACGGTCGGGCCATGCTCGACGCGGGTCCGGACGTTCCTGGCCGGCGTCCGCTGGCCGGGGGCGGAATGCGCGGACGGGAGGTGCGCCGCCAAATGACACCCGCGCAAGACCTCACCGATTACGTCTGGCAACGGCTTGCCGCGCACCCCATCCGCCGGGCGATGCTCGGCCGGGAGCGGTGCGGCGCCATCGCCGCCGTTGCTGCGGGAAAACTGCCGCCCGCCGGACTACTGGCCGCCGCGCGTGCCGCGGGGCCGTCCGTGAGGCAAGCGCTCATCGCCGACGTCGATCGACGGGTCCGCGACGAGTACCGCCAGCGGGACGGATTCGCGTTCACGACCATGCTCGTCCTGTGGGCGATCGGCTTGATCGTGCAAATCGTCGTGCAGCGCTGGCTGGAGCCGAACGAATGACCCAACGCAGCCGCGACATGATCGACGTCGCTATCCGTGTGGCCCGGGAATTCGGGTTCCCTTGCCTCGTGTTGTCGATCGTCATGTGGTGGGGCCAACTGGCCGCCGTCGCCCTGCACGAAACCGTGCTCCGGCCGGTCGTTGAATCGCACACCACTTTCCTACGGGCCACGAGCGACACCCTTTCCACGCTCTCGCGAGCGCAGGAACGCCAAGCCGACACGCTCGACGAACTCGCCGCCGGCCAGCGCGACCTCCAGCGGGCGCTCGGGACATTCGGCGCAGACGGGGGGGCCAAATGACCGCCAAGGTCACAATCGTCGACCACACGTCAGACGTGCGCCGGGCCATGCGCCGGGCGACGTTCAAAAATCTCGGCCACGCCGGCGCGAGCCTGCGCATTGCGGCCCGCCGACTGATCCGCACCAAGCAAACGGCGAGCGACCCCGGCCGGCCGCCGAACACCCGCAAGGGTGCCCTAAGAAACTCGATCCTCTACGCGGTGGAAGGCGACCACACGGTCGTGATCGGCCCGGCCGTCCACTTGATTTCCGACGTGGCTCGGGTTCACGAGCACGGCGGCAAACAGCGTCCGCGCGGTGTCGTTAGCGCGGAAGCCTCCCGGACGATTGCCGGCACAAACTGGAACCTGTACGTCGGCGGCCACGGGCCAATTCCGGATTCAAACGGAACCGCCTACATCAAGTTCGTGTCGCAAACGCAAGTCAACAAAAGCCTCGACTACATCGAAAGCGCGCCCGACGACGCATTCGGCAACACGCGCAAAGCCCGCAAACAACAAGAAAAACGCCGCATTCTTGCCGCCGTGCGAGAGGCTGGCGGATGGGCCAACTACAGAAAACGCCCATTCATGGGACCGGCCCTCATAGACAACGTCGACCGGCTTCCGAAATTCTGGGCCAACAGCGTTCAGTGACTTTCCGACCAGTAACCCACACCCCAAGGAGCGACAATGACGCGAATCGGACTCGAATGCAAGCTCTACTACAACACGGGCACCTACGCATCTCCGACGTGGGTCGAGATCGTCAATGCCCGCGACGTGACGATCCCGCTGACCAAAGGGGAAGCCGACACTTCACGCCGCGGCTCAACGTGGCGAACTCGCCGGGGCACGCTGAAAGACGCCTCGATCGACTTCCAGATCGTTCAGAAGGACGGCGACGCAACGTTTACGGCGCTGCTGAACTCCTACATCAACGGAACGCCGATCGAACTGCTCGCGCTCAACGGCGCGACGACCGACACCGCCGCCGAGGGGCTGCGGGCGACGTGTGAAGTGTTCAATTTCCAGGACGCCCAAGCCCTGGAGTCGGCGGTCGTCTACGACGTTTCGGCCAAGCCGACCACGTCGGCCAACCCGCCGGCATGGTACGAAGCCGCCGGAGCGCCTGACTGATGCCCACCACCTTCACAGACACGGCCGGGCGCGTTTGGTCCATGTCGATCGGCACCGACACGGTCAAGCGCGTCCGGTCCCTTCTCTCTGTCGACTTGATGGAATTCGTCGAGGGGACGCTCATGGGGAAACTCATGGCCGACGTCGTCCTATTCGTCGACGTCCTGTTCGTCATTTGCAAGCCGGAGGCGGACGCTCGGGGCGTCACCGACGAGCAGTTCGGGCAGGCGATGAGCGGCGACGTCCTCCAAGCCGCAGAGGAGGCACTGGCCGAGGGGCTTTTTACTTTTTCCCACCCGTCCCGCCGCGAACCGGCGCGGACGGCGTGGGAGAAACTGAAGCAGCTGCGGACGAGAGCGTGCGAACTGGCGACGGTGAGGCTGAAAGACCCGGGGATCGACCAAATGTTCGAGGCGGAACTGACGAAAACCGTCCTCGCGTCACCGCGGCCGACGCCTGGAAACTCCTGTGGCAACTCGCCGGCATCGTCGGGGTAAATCCGGGGCCGCTGACGCTCCGGGAACTGTTTTGGATGGCAGACGGAAGGAGGCGAGACGAATGGCGGAGGACGGCGAGGGTGTGCTGCACCCTCGCCAACATCCATCGCGACAGAAAAACCCGGCCGCAGCCGTTCACCGATGACGATTTCAACGCCTTCGCAACGCCGCGCCCCCCGGAGCGACGGATCAAGGCACCGATAACCATCCTGAAAAGCATCTTCCTACCCCCGCAAAAGGTCACTCGGTCATGTCGTCCGCTTCCATCCGTGCAGGCGCCGCCTACATCGAATTGACGCTCCGCGACCGTGTGTCCAAGCCGCTGCACAACGCGTCCGTGGCGCTGAAGGACTTCGGTAACGCGGTCGCATGGCAAGGGGCCAAGATCACCGCCATGGGCGCCGCGATCACGGCACCGCTCGCCGCAATGGCGCACTCGTTCGCCACCTCCGCGCTGGAGGCCGGCAAATTCGCGAACAAGCGCGACGCCGCGGCCGTGTTCAACTACGTTTCCGCCCTGCAACGACTCAGCCACGCATTCGGGGAGCTTCGCGACGCGGTCGGCTCGGCCGTCCTGCCACTCATGTCGCGCTGGCCGAACACCCTTGCCCGGATCGTCACGCAGGCCGCGGCATGGGTGCGCGCGAACCGCGGCCTCGTGCAGACCATCGCCCGCGTGGGCTCCGCACTGGTCGCCGCCGGAGCAATCATCGGGTTCGTCGGAAAAGGGATCGCCGGGCTAGGTTCTGTGTTTGGCGTGCTCGCCGGCGTGGCCTCCACGGTCGCCACGGCCGTCGGCCTGCTCGGGACGGCACTGGCCCTGCTACTGACGCCGATGGGCCTGCTCATCGGCGCCGCGGTCGCGTTTGGGGGCGTGTTTCTCCAGCAGACGGGACTGGCGGCCGACGGGCTCGGATGGCTCCAGGAAAAGTTCGTCGAGCTGAAGGACGAAGCCCTGCAATCGTGGTCCGCCATCGGCGACGCCCTGGCCACCGGCGATATCAAGCTGGCGGCGGAAATCGTCTGGCTGCACCTGAAAATGGAGTGGCAGCGGGGCGTCAACGCGCTCAACCAAATGTGGATATCTGCGAAAGACTTTTTCCTGACCACCTGGAGCAACGCGTCCTACGCCGTCGCTGGGTTTTTTGTCGACAGCTGGGCGCTCATCGAAACCGGTTGGGTCGAGACCGTCGACTTTCTGCGCGACAGCTGGGCCATCTTCACGAACGTCCTGCAAAAAACCTGGAACACCACCATCGGGTTCGTGCAAAAGGCGTGGGTGCGACTCAAAGCGTTATTCGACGAGGACATCAACGTCGATGCCGAAGTGAACAGAATCAATTCGGAAACATCCGCTGCCAACACGGAAGCCGACGGCAAACGGGACAGCGGGATCATCGCTCGCGACGAAAGGCGCAAGGAACGAAAAACCGAAATCGAGAACGAACGCCGCAGAACTCAATCCGCACTCGGCGACATGCAGGCCGCGGACGATACCGATCGCCAACAGGCTTTCGAGCAACAACGCAAGGCAAGCGAGCAAGCGGTCGTCCAGGCAAAAACCGACCTCACGGCGGCACGCACCAAGGCACGCGAGCAAAAGCGGGCCCAGGACACCCGCGCCCCGGAGGAGGACATTCCCGTCGTGCTCGACCAGGAGCAAAAAAAGCTCGACAGCAAGGGGACGTTCAACGCCATGGCCGTGCGCGGGCTCGGGTCCGATTCGCTCGCCGAACGGACCGCAAAAGGCGTGGAAAAGGGCGCTGACCTGCTGAAAAACATCAAAGACCAAATAAACCGCGGAAAGGCGGTATTCGCATGAGCCCGACACCCGCCGCGACCATAACAGAACTATTCGATTCCGGCCGCGCCGCGTCCGGCGACACGGAAACGAACGAGTTGCGCTACCTCGTGGAGTTCCTGGACGACGAGTCCGACGTCATCGCGCTCGTCGCGACCACGGCCCCCGCGAGCATCGGGCCAATGGAGCGGCAAGCCGTCGACGTCACGCCGCTGGGAAATATGATCTGGGAGTGCGTCGTCACCTACGAGGGAAAGCCCGACGAGACGCAATACACGTTCGAGACGGGCGGTGCTACGGCGCACATCACGCAATCACTGCAAACGATCGCACGGCACGCCGCCGCCGGAGAGACGGCGCCAAATTTCCAGGGAGCCATCGGGGTAAACGGCGATTCCATCGACGGGACCGACATCACGGTACCGGTCTACAACTTCACCGAGACGCGCAAGGTGGAATCCTCCGCCGTCACCGGCGCCTATAAGCTCGCGCTGTTCAACTGCACGGGAAAGACCAACAACGCGAGTTTCAAAGGGTTCGCCACGGGCGAAGTGCTGTTCCTCGGCGCCAGCGGGTCCAAGACCGGCCGCGAACACTGGGAAATCGCGTTCAAGTTCGCAGCCAGCCCAAACGTAACCAGCCTAGCCGTAGGCGGCTCGATCACGGTCGCAAGCAAAAAGGGGTGGGAGTATCTGTGGGTTCGGTTTCGCGACGCCGAAGACGGCGCGGCCAATGCCCTCGTGAAAACCCCCGTGGCCGCCTATGTCGAGCGGGTCTATGAGTCGGCTGACTTCTCCACCCTCGGAATCGGGACATGAGCGGCGACGCGTTCCAACGGGCCCGCCCCGGCTCCGAGCTCGACATTCCGGCCACAGCCTGGAATGCCTGCTTGGACGCCGCGGAGGCGCACCGCCGCAACCACAACCGCAATCGCGGAGACGCCATTCGCCAATTCAGGCAAGCGGATATCGTGCGCGTGCGGAACGACAGCGGGCAACCGGTAGCACGGTTCGGCGTGCTCGGCATCAATGGAGTGATCGTCACGCCGACGGCCTCACTGCCCGAATTCCAATCCCAGGTGGCCGTGCGAGGCACGACGCCCGGGGCCACCCATGCCGGCCGTTTCGTCGTCTGCCTGGAGCCGCTCGCCGCCAACCAGGTCGGCCGCGCATGGGTGGCCGGCGTGTGCAGTGTGCGCGTCGACGTTGCCGGAGACGACCACCACTTTTGCGACGTCATCGCCGGCGACCGAACCAAATTGAAGACCTGGCCCGATGGGGCCGCGCGCATCTTATACCGCGAAAGCGGCGGCGCCGGCACCAAATGGTGCATCGTGCGACTCGGCGACGGGGACGACCCGGTGCGAATCGGCAAAACAGCCGGCGTCTGGCTCAAAAATTCCCTTGCCTCGATCAACCTGCATGAAGAGGGTGCGCCCGGCGCCGAAACCCCGAAATCGCCGCCCGACACGTTGCCCGACTGCGTCAACAAATTCGCCGACGTGGACGCCGACAAATGGGTCGTTGTGGCGCGCGGCCCGTTCCGCGCGTGGTATCTCGTGTGGGCGGAACACGACTGGCAAGACGTGATTACCAACGTGTCGGAAACCTCGACCGAACTCGTGTTCACCCGAAAACGGGTGCAGGTAATCAAGCCCGAAGACCGACCGAACGTCACCATCCCGATTGGCCCCTGCCCGACCTGACACTATGCCACTCGTGCGCTACGCGTCGAAGATACTCAAACTGGCAAGCGGTGCCCTTGCCACGGCCTGCTGCTGCATCAAGTATTGGTGCGTGCCCTACGGCACCTACTGCGATATGGTGTGGTACACCTGCCTTCCAGAACCGCAGGACAGCCCGCCAGCAATCGGACCCTACGGCACCGACGCGTGCAACGGAGAGTGCATCCAGCCCGAACCATGCTGGGAACCGACGCCCTATTACTGCTGCTACTACAGCCTCGACGAGTACGGCCAGCCGGTCGGAGGAACGTACTGTAACGCCGGCCCGTGCCCGTCGTCACCATTGACGGCCAGCGGCCCGCACCAAACACAGGCCGAGTGCGAATACAACTGCCAGCGGTATTCCTGCGTGTCGGCTACATGCACTCAGTGCGCGCCGTTTGAGCCCACCAGCCAATCCCGGTGTGTGCCCGATCCAGCGGGAGCATACCTGACTGGCGCCAAGTGCCGCGAGGCGTGCGGCTGCGTGGCACCCTGCGCGCTCTACCCATGCGCTCCTGCCACCTCGTTCGTGCGAAACCCGCCGAACTGCTCGAACTATTCCAACCAACAAGGCGGCGACGCACTCACCGGCCCGTACTGGCGCACCGGCGGGCAAACCCCCGCCGGCGGAACGTCGCTCGTGTTTTGGGTGGATTACGACGCGAACAAGCCCATTTGCGTGTCTTACTCCAGCCTCAACGGCAAGCCGATCCGCGTGCAGATCACCGAACCGCGCCAGACGTGTGCGGCATATACGGGAAACGTCAACGAGGCCATACGCCGCGATAGCGGATGGCGCGGGCTTGCCGGGTGTGACTGCCCATCCGACCGGCCGGGCGGCGGTGCGCTGGGTGCGCCAAAAGGTACGCTGAAATGGAATACCAAATCCGCAAACCGGGGCCATTTTCACGTCCGCGTGTTCGCGCCCTGCTACGGGTCGCAGTGGAAAATTGGCGTGGGGTGCGAGTGCCCCACCATGCCGACGGCAGACGAGCCGTGTTGTGACTGCGCGCAGTGCGTGATTTCGTGGACGCTGATCGACGATGACCGAGTAGACACGAGCTATTTTTCATCGCCGTGTTTATTCGGGCGATTCGACGGCATCTATCGTGAAACAAACATCCGAGTGTGCGGGGCCGGAATCTGCGATCCCGAAAACGTCGAGTGGAAAGCGGGCTGGCCGGCAGCGGTGGGCTGTCGCCCCTCCGCGTGGGTGAAATCCTCTGTGCTATGCTTCAACTCCGCTATGGGGCCGTTCATGAACGGCACCTGCACAGACCAGACGCAACTGCCAGCCGCTGGCCAAGACTACTGGCGGTTCTTCGTCTGCGAAAACGGCGTCCTAGTCAACCGCACCCAAGACGCCGTGACGGCCGCCGAGCTGTTCATCGGTGGCGCTCAAGTTCGCGTGACTGTCACCGCCACCACGCCCGGCGGGCCTGCACTGAAATACCCCCTAGCAATCGCTGGCGCTGACCCAACGGGACAGGCCGGCGGGTGCTGCGGCGGCGCTGTCGCCTGCCCGACCGCCGTTGACCAGATTGCCCCGCTCGACCCCGTCATCGTGTGCTGACATGCCAGCCATCGCAACATTCACTGTCGCAGCCGTCCGCAGCAGCGCCCGCGCCGATGCCCTGCTGGCCGCCGGCCGGGTGTTCACAGACGAGGCCGGCGTCGAGATGCTGGCGGTGCGTCTCGCGGACCACCCGGAGTTGTTCACGGCGCCGCCCGCCGTGTCGCAGCCCGACTACCCGATCGTCGCGGCGCCAACGACCGGCGGCCCCGGCACGGAACTCAAAGCCCTGCTCAAAACGTGGCTGCGGATCGAGGCCACCGAAGACTGTGGCTGCAACTCCAAGGCAAAAGAAATGGACGCGCGCGGCGGCGACTGGTGCGAAAACAACATAGACACGATCGTCGGCTGGCTCCGCGACCAGGCCACGGCTCGCGGACTGCCGTTCATCGACGCCGCCGGCCGAATGCTGGTGCGGCTCGCGATCCGTAACGCCCGAAAGAACGCCCCTCCGCCGCCGCCCACTGCGGGAAACCACACGGACAAAAACTGACCTTTACGCACTTCGCGACGTCGGAACACGCTGGCACCGGAG